GTCACCAACTGGAACTTTTAAATTGAAATAAGATTCAACGTGTATAGCTTTTCTACCGTAAATTCCAATTAGTGTGACGTTATCATTTATTTGGGTGTTAACATCATTCTTAAATTCTGTCACATCATCATTAATAGCGGTAAACATACCATTCAATAAATCATCAAATGTTCCATTTGCTATCAATTCATCAATCTTTACATTAGCGGTTTCTTGCAATCCCTCATCCAAAACCCATTTCATAACCGTATTCCAGTTATTCACCACATCATTACTCAATTTCCCTATACGATTTAAATACTGAATAATTTCATTGATCTTAGTACTGGTGTCCATTCCTTCAATATTAGGGATGAACCTTTCATACTTTTCTATGATGATAGGGAAAATCTTTTCTAAACTTTGCATTAATGGTGTTGTCATGTGTTCACCCCTTAATAAACCAGCATAAATAATTCTTGCATTTCATCAAAAATTTTGTTCTCTACTCGTAGCAAACTAGAGCGGTATTCATTCAGCATACTAGAATAGGATTGATTCCCTACTTTTCCTATCTTACTTTCTATGAAATCCTCTATCTCGTTTAGCTTACCAGTTGAATTACTTGTAACGCTTGTTTCATCAGTACTATTCATATTACTAGTCGTACTGCTAGTTTTACTATTTTTGTCTGTGTTTTCTTCTATTTTACTAGCATATTCGATAACCCCCACCCCATCACTAGTAGTAATGGCTAAACGGCTATCAGGTGTATCACTTTCTAGGTGTCTAGTAAAATCAGTATTATCACTACTGCCTGATGCAGTTTGGGTGTTATTGCTGGATGTGTTTCCATCCGTCGTTGAATTACTCGTATTGGTTTTATCTGCTTTACGGTTATGGGTAGTATCTAGTTTTGTGTTAATCAGAGGGTCAAAGTCGATTAACTCACTTTGAAACAATTTATTATAATAAGGCATATTGATAACAAATTTTGTTTCTAGGTTGAATTTGAAAAGACCTTCTGTTTCAAAACCAATTTCTCGATTATAGAAGTAACGGATAAAATGTGTTTCAAGAATCTGTTTATAATCAGGGTCAAAGATAGGATAGTCAAAGTCAAATAGTTTAGCTCTGCCTTTTTCTATTTTATCTCTAGTAGAGGATGATTCTTGACCTACCCACATATCCAAACATTCACCAAGGGTCATAGTATAGGTACTCACTTGGAATCACCTTCTTTAGATGTTTCACGTGAAACATTTGCTTGGAGTTGTTCGATAATATCAGTACGTAACTTAACCTTTAAATCCAGACCGTATAATTCTTTTATTTTCTTGCATGCTTCCTCGCGTGATTTTAAATAGATATTAGCGGATGCCATAATCTGTTCGTTGTTGCTGGTGGCCTCATCTGAAATCATTCGTTCACGTTTTTCTAGGTTCGCATTGTTAATCCCTAAATAGGTCATTACCTCATTCCAAACCGCATTCTTTTGGGTGTTTAACTTATCTACCACATACGGTGCATCTGTTTTAAACACTTGTAAAGAAGAAGGGTCTACACTTTCGTGTGTGACAATAACAGGGGCATTACCTTCATATTGGTTATAGATATTTTGTAGTGATAAACGGTTCATATCATTAGCTGAAATTAAAACAGGTGTCTTTTGTGCGTTTTGATTGACTGAAATAACTTCCTTTAATTCCGCTAAATCACTAGCAAACATCTTTAAACTTGGTAAGGTAGAAAAATGGAAGTCGTTATTCCAAATCACTACACCCATGTTATTTTCTTTCATATCACTATAGTTATAGATTTTGAAGGTGTTCTGATAGGTTGGACTTACCGCATGGAATTTAGTAGGCAGTAGATAATGGTCTACTGTACCAGATACCGCTCCCTGTGTGGCAATAAAACCTAAATTTTTATCATTATAAAATCCAACATAACCAAACTGGTGTAAGCTCATTTCCAAGTAACGAGGGTCTACACTATCAGGTAGATTCTCCCACTCGAAAAGCTGATAGGCTAAACTAGTTAAATATTGATAGTAATGTTGAAACCAGTTATTACCTCGTATACGTTGTATTTGATTCGCGTTCCGTCTTTTTACCATTATCTCACCCCATTCTCCAGCGAATAATTTCCAACATCATCCGTATGCCAAAGCGTGATTCCATTGTCGAATATCGCTTTTAATTCGTTTAAATCTTCATTGTTGAAATTTCCAGTAATCACGCAAGAAACCGTTTGAACATAATTCCAATATAAACGGGTTTTAAAGTTTGGTAGTTTTACCTCATTCACCTTGTAACCGTATAGATTGAAAAAGTCTTCTAATTTCTTTTGATATTCTGGTGTAATTTGTTTCTTAATCAGATACAAACCAGATAAACCATGACCATAATCAAAATAGGTGTTACTTCCCATTTTAGAAAGGGATGGCGGTGTGTTATCTATATCTCTTTGTTTGGCTTGCATACCTTGTAGTTGTAAAACGGTATTCCCAGCCCCTTGAATCCCGCCAGTAACAGAACTAACAACCCCAGCTGGATTTTGTGTAACACCACTCGCAACACCACCAACCAAACTATTAACCCCACCCATTATCCCGTTAAAGATAATGGAATTTTTCTGATTGGCTAAACTATTTCTATTTCCTTGTAAATAGGCACTCAACATATCGGCCAGTATTGGAATATCATTTGGGTTATTGTTGAGAACCGCATTTTCCAAGTTAGATAGAAATAAGTCGGCTGGTTCCATATTGTCTTTTACTTGGTAGTTATCAATACTATAAGATGTTTTATTGCTGGTTCCTAAACTACCTCGAACATTAATAACAATATCGTCACCTTTGATATATTCATTTTTAATGGTTTGGCGGTTTCCTTTTAGATCATCCAAGGTTAATACGGTATAAGGGTACATCAGCAATTTAGATTCTTTTACGGAACGATAATCAGAATACTTATTTGTGTAGGTAACGGCTTTTGATTGATATTGTTTAATATCTTTGACAAATATCGTATTAAAATATCTGGTTTCCGTACCCACATTATAAGCCTTATTCACATTCACAAAGTTAGTGGATGGAAAAGTTAGAGTGCCAGAACCATCAACGGAAACGTTAAATCCAATGTAATCCGTAATATAAATACTTACCACATTGTTTACAGCATCATCCATTTCATATAACCCTTGTAATAAATCAGTTGGATTACTCAAAACAATATTGTCGGTTCCATCCCAACAAGTAGGAAGGGTACCATTCAGTTTAAACGGGTGAACATAGTAACATAAAGGTTGTGGAGCTGAATTGATATTGGGATAAATATCCCCAGCTTTTTCTACATCCCTATCGTGCATTAAGGATTTAGATACAATCACCAGGAACAATACATCATTGTAAGGTTTCCAATTCATCACGTTAACCGTTTCATAATTGGTACCATAATTTAATCCTTCATCTAAGGTATTGATAACGGGCGTTCCATCCGCTTCCCACAATTTACAATGTTCTCTAGCCACATAGGATGGTTTAAAATTCATTTCAAACATCCATGTTTGTAAGACGTCTATCTCAAAATAAACGTACGTCGTACCAGCGTTTTTATATTCCAATTTGGTTACAAACGCATAAAACCATTTATTTGAGTAACTAATGTTTCTGAACATCAGATAATTAGTACCCCACAATTCGTCAATACTTTTGTTAACTGAAACAAAAGTACGCCCTTCAATACGCTGGTAAGTAGCGGAACCCATGTTATAAACAACATTTTGACTATTAAAATAGTCGTATTGTTCCGTCACATACTCAAACCAACGTGTGTGTTTGTAGTCATTAGAGAAAGGAACACCCGATAAAAAACGGATGTTCGTTCCTGATAATGGTACAGTAGCCATAAGCTAAACCCCATTTCTATTATGCTGGAATTACATTAATAAGAGCTTCACCGACTACATTAATAGTAGTGGTTCCGTCTGTATCTAAGTAAGAAACAGTAGCCGTTACTTTTAATTGTCCAGTTTGAGTAGATGCTAGTGTTAATTCACCAGTAGAACTAATAGATGTTCCTGATTGTTTAGTAGTACCAGCATCACCCGTTACACTCCAAGTAACCGTATGAGTTTGTCCATCAGTAGCACGAACAAAAGAGTTGAAATTCATAGACTTACCAGCTTTTAAACTAGATGCCACAGGGTCAACAATAACCTGTGTGATTGGAGCGACTTCACCAGACACAAACGCCACCGCATTAGCAAAACGAGATGTAGAAAGAACCTGCCAAATATGGTAGTAATAATTGAAGTAAAGCCCTTGTGGGTTACGGATGGTTTCCATCTTTTGTAGGGTGTCATACACCATAAAGAATGAATCATCAATTAAAACCGCTTCAAGCCCTTCACTTGCAAAACCATCAATGATGGTCATGTGCCCAATGAAATTCGTTTTATCCATGTTGAACGCCTTAGCTAATACATCAACGTCAATCGTTGCGACTAAATCAGCATCAATAATTAAATGAAGATTTTCCATGTCAGAACGAGTATGAACGGCTAATGAGTTGTATTCACGTGAACCATTGGATAACGTCATTTTTAAAGCAGTAGCACGCAATTTCTTGATAAATTCCGTTGCGTTTGTGCTGGATACAGTAGGGTCTTGAACGGCAACAACTGTAAATAGGTTTTTAGAGTAATAGTTTTCAATAAGTAGTTTCATGTACTTGAACTCATCAACCTCTGATGAATTGTACATAGCATTGATAATCTGAGCAACAAAGCCCTCGAAATTACCCCATGAAAGGAAAGCTGATTTTAAGCTATCATCTTGAATCGTTTGTTTGTAAAATCCTTTACGGTTACGCTCATGGTAAAGAGTTTTAACGTCTGGAATTTCCCGTTTGAATACAGTATTTTCAGATTCCTCAGCATCATAAAGTTGCTCTGTTGTTAGGTCAACGAAAATTTCTTCAATTGTTCTACCTTGTGGCATTTGACCTTTTTTAAATTTAGCTAATTGGTTTTTCAATGTAATCGAACGTAAAACAACTAAACCAATACGCTCCACCAAAGCCGTAACAAATTCGTTTTGTAATGCGGATGTTAAGAGGATACCAGCGCCAACCTCGGCAACATTGTTTGCATCAGCTAATGGCACATATTGTTGGAATTGTGCGGATGAGCTGTTTCGGATAGCATTCATTAAATTGTAGGATTCGTTAATCCCTAGTGTAGTAGATACATCTTTAAACGTAATTCTTGCCATGTTTTATCGTACTCCCTTTTCTAAGTCCTCGATAGTGATTGTCTCACCTATCTGTTTTTCTTCCATCTTTTGCTTGGTTCCATCATCCTGACCAACTACACCTAATTGACGAAATAACTTACTATTAGATAAGATTAAATCGTCATTATCCTTTTGTAGTTTCTGGGATGTGTTTGTGATACTTTCAAATTCATTATGAGCTGTAGAATGGGCAACCCTCAATTCTTGCAGGATTTCTGACCGTCTACTATGTTCAATCTCTGAATTTAAAAGTTCATTTAATAGGTTCTCATGTGTTTCTCTATCCATTAATGGCATGTAACATCCTTCCTTTCCATTGTTTTCTATTACTCTTCTATTATAACATGAGGAATTTTAACATTATATTAAAATCTACTTGACAAATGGAAAAAGTTGTACTTTATAGGGTTAGCACTTAAAAAATGTTATTCTAAAATCTATTAAAAATTTTTAAAACTTTTTTACGAATATACTAGACTTTTGTTTCATAGGATGGTAAGATATATCTTGTAAGGTAGTTAATAGCAATTAGCACTAATGGGGATTAGGCATGCTACTTCTATTAAATACATACGAAAATCACTTTCAAGCATTAGCGGTAAAGCCCGTAAAGTTGACTTAATAAAATTCTAGTAGAATCGGAGGAAAAAGAAATGGCAAAAGTAAAAATGGTAACACGTGAAATTACATCTACCACGGTAAAGGTGGCAGATATGCAAATCGAAAATGGACAACCTGTAGCGGTGGC